AAGACTAATGTAGCTATGAGTGCTAAAGGATTAGATAAGGCTACTCGTGGTCAGAAAGTAGAGAACCTTAGACCTGACTGGATTCTCTTTGATGATGTTGAGCTAGGTGAATCTAACTATTCTGACAAAGAAATTGAGAAGCGTAAGGTTACTATTCGTCAAGACATTATTGGTGGTGACCCATCTGCTGTTGTGTCCTTTGTAGGAACAGTGACAAGAGCCGGATCTATTATGCATGACATCTTGCGTACAGAGACAGAACATGCAGCTATCGATTGGGTAGCAGAGGATCAGATTAAGGCTCGCTATTATCCTGCACTTATCACATTAGACAATGGCGATAAGGTAAGCATGTGGAAGAATAACCCAGAACAGGAATGGTCTACTGAATGGATGCTTAGTGTAGAGAAGACTAACGCATTCCAGGTAGAGCGTATGAATAACCCTATGGGTAAGCAAGGTAAGTACTGGTCTATGGATGACATTAAGATTGGTAGTTTAGATAATCCTGCTGGATCTCGTACAATTCTTATGGTTGATGGTGCTGTTACTACTAAGGACACATCAGACTATACAGGTATTGCAGTTATCCGTTACACACCTTCTCAGGTAATCGATGGTAAGAAGACATTACCTACTGCTGAGGTTTTATTTGCTAAGCATTATAAGTTAGTTAATGAGGATCTACAGAAAAAGGTAGTTCAAATCATCAGTGAGTTTGCAGTAAAGGGAATTTATATCCGTTATGTTAGAACAGAAGTGAATAATGGTGGAGATTTGTGGGGTAAGCCTCACAAGCCTAATGATCCTCGCAGTAAATCAGGAGTATTCTCTAATCTCCCTGAAGGCGTAGGGCTTATGGTTGCTAATACAAGCGATAAGAAGGAAGTGAAGTTTGCTAAGGCACATGACCTTTATCAGAAGCCTGGTGTGCAAATTCTTCACGCTGAATCTTTTGGTGATTTAGAGCGAGAGCTTATTGAATTCCCTAAAGCTAAGAATGATGACATAGCTGATGCTGTAGTAATGGGACTTCTGTATTTCCTAGAAAAGAAGCCTAGTAAGAAGATCAGAACTGATTCTACAGAGTATAGCTACCTGTAGACTTTTCTGACTAACAACATTAACCCTAGTAAGTTAACTAGCCGTCCTACAGAAGGGGCTGAGTATATGAGTATCACTGACGTAGTGCACGGTGTAATGGCACTAGATAATGCAAGGAGCAAATACATTGAAGCTGAGGAAATGTTCAATGGAACTGCTCAGGAATTCTTTACTACAACTCAAATTGAACGTGAAGTGGCTAAGACTGGTTCTATGGGAAGAGTAAACCTCGTAAAGAGAATTACTACTACCGTAGCCAATCGTATTAAGCTCGCTGCCGTATCTGTTCCTGATGGTGGTGAACAGGTCAATTCACTTCTAGATTTTATCCGTGAAGCAAACAACATGGATATTTATGAGAAGACTTTAATTAAGAAGACACTTATGTATGGAGACTCTTACATTTCTATTTGGAATGTAGATGAAGAGGATCTTACTGAAGATGAAGCTATGCGTGAAGCAGGTGTAAGCCTTAGCTACAATTCACCTCTATGTATGCGAATGATCTATGATCCTACCAATGAACGTAAGGCAATGTATGCAATTAAGTCATGGAAGGAAGATAAATTAAGAAGGGCTGATCTTTATTTCCGTGATCGTGTAGAGCGCTACATTACCAAAGATGAGAATCTAGATGGACATAAGCCTGAGCATTGGGTTACTTATGATGAGGATGTTCTTGATCCTATGTCAGGAGAATTCACATCTGATAATGGAATTATGTTCCATGAATTCGGGGAGATTCCTGTTATCCACTTTAGGACAGACCTAACTTATGGAAATCCTGAGGCTATTGATGGTTATTCTTTGCAGCGTGCTATTAATAAGGCTCTTGTAACTCTCGTAGCTACTATTGAGCGTACAGGATATCCTGTAAGACTTATGCTTATGTATCCTGAAGCTATTCTAGATGATAGTAGTGAGGTAGATCCTGATTGGGAGTTAGATGAAGAAGTTCCTACTGCTCCCGTAATTCCTCAGACTCCTGCTACTGATAGACCAGGAACTATGCGCAAAGAACGTGGAGTAAAGGATATTAAGGAATTTGCACCAGGGCAGCCTAGTGTATTCCTTGATCCTATTATGGCGTTCATTAAGCTTATGGCTTTGGCTACTGAGACTCCAGCTTATGAGCTTAACCCTGATGGTAATCAGCCATCAGGAGAGGCACGTAGACAAGCTGACAAGCCGCTAGAGGCAAAAGTAATTGATAGGCAGACATTCTTGAAGGGTCCATTTAGTAACCTATACAGACTCGCTCTGAAGGCTGTTGATGTAGTAGTTCGTAAGGTTGATATTCAGTGGGCTCCTACTTCACCTATCAACGATGCTGAAGGTTGGGCAACTATTGCAGCTAAGCAGGATGCAGGCGTTCCTGTAGCTCAGACTTTGGCTGAGGCTGGATATAGTGAAGACCTTATTGCTGAATGGACTGACAATGTAGCTGAGGCTACAACCCTTTCTGAGAAGCTTGAGTATCTATCAAAGATTTCTCTAGCATTGAAGGATATGGGAACAGCATCTACTCTCGGAGTTATTTCTCCTGAGCAGATTGAAGCTATTGTAGAGTCTCTTATTGCTTCTCTAGAGTCAGATCAGTAGAAGTTTTCTGACTAACAACATTAACCCTAGTATATAACAGATGGAAAGCAGAGTAAGTTATGAGAGAGGAATATTAAATTATGACTTCACCTATAAACTCTCTCATAACTTCTCAAGAGGATAAAGTATCTGAGGTATATGAGAGTAGTACACTTAAGCTTGTCAGCTCTATTGTTGAGCAGGTACAGAAAGTTATTGCAGATATTCTTATTGCTGAGGGAAGACTTAGTGATGAGGAATTAAAGCTTAGGGTTATTGAAATTGTCTCTAATCTTAAGCCTATATTATCTAAGAAACCACTAGTATCTGCTGTACTTGAAGGATTGAACTTAGGAATTGCTCAGGCTGGATTGTATGAGGATATGACTAAGCCTGTAGTTAAAGCAAAAGATGCTAAGGCAATCGCTAATGATGTAGCTGATTATAGTAAAATCATTTCTTCTGCTGCTAAGGATGCTTTGAATCTCGCTAAGAAACTTCCTATGGATGGTACCTACATTGATACAGTCCTAGGCAAAGTTAAACAGGTTGAGAACAAAGCTACTCGTGCAGCAGCAACCCTAGCTAATAGGGCACAGGCTGAAGGAACAATACTTGCAGCTAAAGCTAATAACACAAAACTTGTATGGGTTAATGAGAATAAAGCATGTCTTCATTGTCTAGCTTATGCAGGTCGTGTAGTTAGTCCTGATAAGCCTTTTGGAGATCATTCATACGATCCTAAAGGACTTAATACTGAAGGCTTGCAGCTAGAAAATCCTGATGGTGTGAAAGGTCCACCACTTCATCCTCATTGCAGATGTCGATTGAGGATATGGGATGGTCCTGATCCTAGAAAGCCAGAGGATATTCCTACTAAGAATAATGAAGTTACCTTCCCTGAAGCGTTGCAGCGTGAAGCACGTAGAGCAGTGTTGAGAGGTGACTCAGATTATGACTCTCTGCCTACAAGAATTAAGGCAGCAGATAAGCTACTTGCTATTGGCGCTAATCTTCCTAAGACAGTTGAGAAGAGAGCAGCTATAGCAGTAACAAAGGGAGAGTTCCCTAACCGTGTCGGTAATTAAGTTCCGTGTCGGAACAGATGGAGGAAGTAAAGATGGCTACAGATAACGATAATCCAGAGGTAGAAGAGCCTGAAGTAGAAGCCGAAGAGGAATCTACAGAAGAGGTAGAGCCTACTGTAGAAGAGCTAAAGGCTCAAATTGCAGAGAAGGATAAAGCCCTTAAGAAGGCTAACGCAGAGCGCACACGTCTAGGTAAGAAGCTTAAAGAAGTTCCTAAGCCTGAGGACAAGGAAGCTGCTCCTGAACTATCTGATAAGGCTAAGCGTGCTCTTGCTGTTTCATATCTTCGTACAGAAGGACTTAATGACGTACAGGCTAAGAAGTTTGCTAAGCTAATCGATCTTGAAGATATTGAAATCGATGATGATGGTGACCTTACTGGAATTGACCTTGATGAATTGAAGGAAGATTTTCCTGAGTTGTTTGTAAAATTTAACAGCAGTAACCCACCTAAAAAGAATGGTGGACGTAAGCCTGATACAGGTGATAAGTCAGACAATTCTAATCCTCCATCTGGTTTAAGCGAGGCATCTAAAAGAATGCTGAAACTTGCCGGTAGGAAGTAACCGATAAGTAATAACAATAGACTTCTTTCCGTGTCGGAAAGAGACTCCGCAATTAGCGCATAGGATAATCCGAGTCGGGCTATTCTAGCAAGATTGCATTTCAGCCCTTTGTCAGGGCGTTTTAAATTAATTCGCCAATATTG